AATATTACCAGAATTACAAAAGGAGTCAAGAAATTTCGACAACAATCTTAAACAAGCATGGCCACATCATCGGTACCGACGCCTCTATCATACCAGTCTATTTTGGGGCAGCAACTTAACACATTGCGCTCTAGATTAGGACTACAAAAATTCCGTCCTGGGGGACCTCTGCTTACGATACACGAGGCATCAAGCCAAGTAGATGCACGCAACGCAGCAGATATATTCACTGCGTTACAAACCCAAGACCTAGACAACGCTGTAGGCCAAGTATTAGACAGAATTGGCGCAGACGAAGACCTACCCCGCAGACCGCCCAAGGCCTCCATAGGTTTTGTTACTATTACTGACACAGCATTTCAAAAACTCTACTCCACTCTATACCACGGCCTCCCTGCCCCCATCATCGGCTCCGTTACTATCTACGTCACCAAAGGCAACACATTTGATACCGCCCCTTCTACTGGCCAAGTCTATTTAGGCCGTGGTACCCAAGATTATGAAGGCCCACTAAATTACACCGCCAAAGTAAATTCAGGTACTTTCTGGACTCTTACAATTAGCCCAACCACCAAATTCCACAACCAAGGCGAATCAGTTATTCTGGCCCAAGGTGGAGATAGACCAATCCAGGTAAACCAAATTGCCTCTACCGCTCAAGGTGCTTCTACTGCTCCAATTACTTTTACAGTTAGTCAAGCAGCTGATATTCCAGACGGTGAAACCTTTGCTGATTCTATTCCTATTACTTGTACCGTAGATGGAATAGCCGGGAATGTGCCTGCAGGAAGTGTTGTGTCATTTGGGGCTTCCTTGCCATTTTCAACCGCAACGGTGATAAATCCACTCCCTATCCAGTATGGAAGAGATATTGAGACAGATAATGACTACAGGGACAGAATCAGGCAAAACAGGGCCAACAAGCAACGTGGAACAGACCAAGCCATCAAGAATGCGGTCATAGATATTTCAAGTCCAGACGAGGCCTCTTCGGTTCTTTCGGCAAATGTGGTTAGACATACGAATAGACCCACAGTTCTTTACATTGACGACGGCAACGGTTATGAAGAAAAAACCGCTGGCGTAGGTTATGAAAGCGTAATCGACTCTGCTACTGGTGGTGAAACTGATTTAGCTACTGTGTTTAGCCCCATTGCGCAGGCCTCCGTTACTTCTGCTAATTTTGCCCCCTGGACTATTCCTGATGGAGCCAGTTTAACCATTAGAGTTGGAGGAGTTTCTAGCACCCACTATTTCAATCAAGACCAATTTACCAGCCCCTTAGCCGCATCTGCTTATGATGTGGTGTCTGCTATCAATTCTAATCCCAATTTGCTGTTCCAGGCTAGAGTGACTTCCAGCGGTGAGACTGTTACGTTCTATTCTAGATCGGAAACCAACGACGATATTCAGGTTGTTCTAGCTCCAGACCCAACAAGCGATGCTGCAGTAATACTAGGGTTAAGTACCACACACGTATATACAACTTCGCTTTATTTGAATGATATTTTGCTGTCAAAAGATGGGGCATTAGCAGAGGTGACATCTAATCCATTTTTGACTTGGGCTCCATTAGCTGGTCCACAAACTATTGAGATAAATGTAGACTTCACTGGGAATTACACCTACACAATTGCTGATATAGACTTTCAAAACCTGGGGTATTCATTACTCAGCAATGTTACTACGGCTGTTTGGGCGACTGTTTTAACTAACAAGCTACCTGGAATTACCGCTACAGCAGAAAACGACACCATAATTTTGACTTCTAACAAGGGGCGTTCTAGTTCTGCCTATGTGTCGGTTGTTGGAGGTTCGTTGGTTAGTTCAGGGATGTTTGGAATTGTTAATAGTCAGGGGATTTCTTTTGACTACTCTTTGGATAGGGCGGTTGGGTCTATTGTATTGAACAACCCGTTGGCTCAATACGACAAACTAACCTTAGGAACGGAATGGGCTGCGGCATTTGTGCAAACCACTTTAGGGGGAGATGTAGTCAATGTTTCTGCCAATTCTAAGTACTCTCTGGTTGTAGACGACATTAACGCCACTATCATTCCAACAGGGATGTTCACTGGCGGCAATTATACCGCTAGTGTTTACATTTCTGACCCCAACTACACCTCTTTTCTTGTTTCCAATGTTGCTGGATATGTACCTGTTCCGGGGATAGAAGCAGGAGACTGGGTGTTGTTGAACGATTCGGCATTTACTGCACCTTGGCCTGGGATATATAGAAACGAAGGTGGGCAAACTAATGGAATTGAAATAACGCAAAAGGCGGACGGGGCTACTAGAATAGGCCATACTGTTACAGCGCTCGAAGCCGGGGAGAATTTGGTTTTTGTGGCAGGTGGTTGTACTTCTGTTCAAGATGGAATTGGATTACCAGGTGCGTTAAAGGGTAGAGGCGTAACCGGGAATTGTCAGTCTTATAATTACAGCACCGGAGCTTGGACCCAACTACTCAATCTACTAACCCCCAGAGCTTACCACACTGCTACACTACTTCCTAATGGCAACGTCTTGATTGCTGGCGGATTCAATGCTGTAGGGGTTCCGCTTTCCTCTACTGAAATTTACAACCCAACAGCAAATACAATTACCTCTGGTCCTAATATGTCTTACACCAGAGCACATCATACCGCTACCCTAATGCCTACAGGAAGTAGTGGGGGTAATGGGAATGTTTTGATTGCTGGTGGATATGGGAACACGGGAAGCTCCTCGCCTATTGTATTAAACACAGCGGAAATTTACAACACTAGCAATAATACCTTTGCCACTACCACCAACATGAATACGGCTAGGTACGGGCACCATGCTGTTTGGAGCAATACCACAGTTGTTGCTTTAGGAGGAATATCTATTGTTCCGACCGTTGGTAATAATGCCACTCCCATTTCTGCCGTAGAGGCTTATGCTTGGAGCGTTCCGTCATGGACCAATGGGGCATCCATGACTAGCCCTAGGGCTTTCTTTGGAGCCACTAACATAATCTCTACCCCAAATATCCTTATTGTTGCAGGCAATTGTGCTCGTTTAGGTTGGGACAATACAGGCACCTACACTTTGGTTGGACTTGGTACTTCACAAGTCTACACCCCTTCTACTAATACTTGGGCTTCAGAAGTACAGATGAACGCCAGCCTTACTTCTGGGACTACGGTTCAATTTATACAAAACAGCTTGGTTACCTCTTATACTTCCGGGAACATAATTGCTGGATACGTTAATTGTATTAGCAGTGGTGGGAATTCTTTCTTAAGCCCATTGCAGTACAACACCACAACTAATGTTTGGAGTGATTTACCCGGTACTAGTACTGGGTTTTATTCTATAAATAATATAATTGACAACAGGGAAGCTGCTAAAGGAGTTGCATTAACTGGTTCTGGACAAGATTCTATAGCTTGGTTTGGGGGTAGCACTTCGACTCACGTTGTAGAAAGCCTACGAGGAATTTCTAACGTAGATATATTGAATACGTCTACTTCCACTTGGTCGCATCCCTTCCCTGTATTTAGCAATCTGGCGTTGGCTAACGGGAAATTGTTTGTAGTGCGTAGTAAATACGCTCCAGATGTTGTAACCATTCCTACAGGGGTTTACACAGCCGACACGTTTGTTTCTGCTTTCAATAGTTCAGCGGTTGACACAGTAGCTCAAAAGTACCAAACCACTAGAGTCAGGGTTTCCACGTTGTCTGATGATGGAGCATTGTTAGTTGTAGACCAAGACCAACAAAACGGCCTTCCTATATTCCCAACAGATATTACTGTAAGTCAACTGAGTCAATATCCTTCTATTTATTCTGCAAGTGGTGTAGGTACTCCCCAAGGATTCCAGATTAGAACTGTGGGTTCGACAACCACAAACGCAACGGGCCTACCCCAAACAATCCAGGTTCCCGATTACAGCAATTACTTAAATTTACCTATTCCACTAGACCCTAATGGTACAGTCGTTGGGTTAAATCTGTATTCTTCAGGCGGTGCATCAAACTCTTACAACATTCCTGGCCCTTGTGGAAACGTCAAAGGGGTTAGGGGCGTTATAGGAAGCTACTCTAGTCCTGGGACAACGACCGAATCTTTTTCTGATACCAACCCAGCTTTAGACAATATCGTGGGACTAAGGCAATCTATCCCTGTATTTCCTGGGAATCCTGTTTGTGTTATGAACCCCTTCAAGTTTGATGTCAATGACACGTTGGTTGTTACAATTGATGGAAACACTGATACACAAAGATTTGTAATTCCAATGGCTCGTAAGTGTGGGACAAACGGAAGTTATCAAAACCCACTATCACTAAACGACGCAAACAACTCTAACGCAACGCTTTCTACTGCTTTTGGGACTTCCTATAACTTCAACGACTTTGCAATTGTTTCTAGAGCTAGAGTAATTACAAGTCCATCAGATTCCACTAGAACGGTTCTGTGGCGGTGGTATCAATATGGAGAAACTGGTAACAACGCTGCGCTGAGATACGTTTACCCAACTGCCCCAAATCAGAGTATAGGAGTCACTTGCAACTCTGTACAGCAAGCGTACCCAGTAGACCAATCGTATTACCAAGGATATCCTGAAGCAACCGTAGATATTAACATTGGTTCTGGAGCACTAAGACAAAACCGGAACACTTCACCCAACACCAGATATGGTATTTCTAGAGGCTCTACAACAGGCTCAACCACCAATATCTACACTACCTACATTTTTACTGGATTTACAGTAACTAGCGGTAGCAGGCCTGGCACTAATGGGACCACCACCTTAGTTATTACAGTACCTTACACAGCTGGAGTTATTACAGGTCCAGGTCTAAATGCGGGCGACGTGGTTTGGTACAATAGCTCTACTGCATCATCGTCTACATTACAAAATGGGCAATTTCAAATTCAAACAGTGAGTGGGGGGGTAGGAACATGGTCTATTACAATTGCCCCAGACGTTTTGAACGATGGCACTATTTGGTCTGGCTCTGGGGCAAATTTGGGTACCATAAGCACCGATCCAACTCAAAAAGCGGCATTTGATAGTAGCGTAGTGGTGGGAGACTTTGTGTCTATAAACAGCTCTACAGGAGTTGTTACCACTGACACGATGCAGATTCGCGCCATCGACACGGTGAATAGACAATGGATACAGTGTAATACAGTAAATTTTGCCAACGTTCCTGCTCTTACTTCTCCTCTTTATTCCACTCTACCAACCGCTACAGACATCCAAATTTTTGCGGCGGCTAATAATACCGCTTCTACTATTGTAGCTGCAGTTAATGCTATTCCCAACACTCCAATTACAGGGGTAGCCACAGGGTCTGGGTCAGGAATAATTGATACTGCCGACTGGGATAATTCGTCTACTAATACAGACGGGACTGCCGATTTTAGGTACCTGTTGTCAGACGGTATCAATTATGTGGCTTCTACTAACAATCCAGCAAACACCACTCTACCAACTACATTCAACCTCAAGATTCCTGTAAACGGTGCATTAACCACCGACAACGATTTCGCCAACGAGGTATTCTATTTAGTTCCACAATTAACCCAATCAGTTGTCCAATGGCTTAATACCCCTTGCGTCACTGGATTGTGGTCTGTTGCTTCTGTTACCACTAGTGAAAACAACACAAAGGTCCAAATATCCTCTAACACTCCTGGAAGAGTTGGGTCGGTTCTGGTAGAAGGCGGTTTAGCTAATTCCGCTACAGCAGCCGTTATTGGTACAGCGACGCTTTCTAATTTTAACTACGATATAGATAGCGGAATGGTTTTGACTGTTTCCCAAAGCGAGGCCCAATCCTTGTGCGGTTCATCTTGGGCGGCTATAAACAATACCTTCCCTATGATCAAAAACAATAATGTTCAATGGGGGGGAGGGAATAGCTTAACTTCTATTACCGCTGGAGGCGTCTTTACTTTCACTAATGCTCCATATCAAGTCCAACCCCTTACTGCATACACTGGCGGAACCGCTTTAGTCAGCTTTGAAAAGATCGGTAATTATGTAGCCATTTCTCTTGATAAAACCTGTAACCCCGTTCCGACTATAAGCTATGCTGTTTCAGGAGCTTGGGTTTGGATTGGGAACCCTGCTGAAGGTACGGTGCCTCCTTCTAACTGTGGATACTACAAGATCCTCAGGTTCTCCCAGACAGAAACAAGTTGGACTTATTGGATTAACAATCCAAACGTGATTGAGGTTCAGAACCAGATTGCCAATGTGTCAAACATTCCAGAACTAAGCCCAATTCCTGGAGACATTCTATCTATTAATAGCAATCTGTTTGGGGGTGCTAACATAGGGCAATACAAAATCATTGATATAGGTGGTGGTTACGGCGGAGCATTAACAATTACGGTTGCTTTGCCAAATGGTACCACTCTGATTCCATTTACAGGGCCTACAGCCCAAACCCTAACTTCCGATATTTCTATTATCGAAGGCACTCCTAATACGGGAGCTAAGAGAGTTTTGGCTATCTCTCCCAATCCAATTAATCCAAGCGATACAGATATTTTACTAGATGACGTAGGAAGCGACAGTAGTCTATATCTCTGGCAACAATCGGCTGGAACAATCATAACAGCACTAGACAAGCTCAACTTCAGCAACAACGTAGTTTTGGGTACAGACGCTTATGATTACGATACAGGTCTAATTGCAGAGGCAAAGCGGGTAATTTACGGGGATAGCGCAGATGTGGACAATTATTCTGGGTACGTAGCGGAAGGTGCGCAAATTGTAATCCAGGGACCAACGGTTAAGAGGATTCAACTAACGCTACAGGTTAGACTACAAACCAATGCCCCTAGCGCCGATACTATTGGGGCTATTCAATCCGCTGCAGCAAGCATCATAAACGCCAGCACCATTGGAACACCTATTGCGATTTCGGAAATCATTGACGCAGTTCAAAACGTAAACGGTGTTTTGGCTGTCTCGGTGGTTACTCCTAACTACAGCCCAGTCAATGACCAAATCCCGCTATCTGGTCAAGAAAAGGCCATGATAGTAGATTTGGATACTGACATTACAGTTCTTGTTGTAGGTAATTAATGCTGTCCATTGCGGATTTTGCAAGCACCAGCGGAGTTCCGGGATTAGGTACAGATTTTCTGGTGGCTGCAGTTAATTTGATTGACAACCAGAGTTTAACGGTTTGGTTTACCAGGCCTGTATCGAATGGGGCCACTGCGACAAATTACACAATTTCTGGTCCAAGTACATTAAGCGTTGCGTTAGCCCAGTATCAAACAAACACCAAAGCGGTTAATCTATATTTCAGTGCGCCTTTGGTAGCTGGACAGTGGACAATTAGCTTCAGCCACAATTTAGTATCAAATGACCCAGACGCCCTATACTTACCCACAAACACCCAGGTTGTCTTTGATTTGGTGGATTTGTCTCCTCAAGGTACTCTTGGCACGAATCTTGTAGAAGGCCCCGTCTCTAAATTCATTCCCAAAGAATTCCGTAATAAAACAGTTTGGTCTGCCATTGTTGCCGCTATTGAAACAGGAGATGATTTAGTAGCTACCCAAGCTCGTTTAGCCTTTGACCAATACTTCATGTCTTCTGCAAGCGGTGAGTATTTGAATAAACGAGCTGGGGATAAAGGAGTAGACAGACCAGAAAATCTAGGGATCTCAGACAATGTGTTCAGGGGCCTGGCAATTAGCTTAGTCAACAACAAACTTACCAACGATGCGTTTTTGTCCATCCTGGAAACAATGTATGGGTCAGATGCTATTAGGGGCTGTGTAGAGAGTGCTGTCCCTGGGCCATTTGAGATATTTGACCAAGCCGATTTGGATATTCTGTTTGATGGGCAATACGTGTTTCATTTTGTAGCTAACTGGGTAGACTATCAGAACCCCTTGCAAGCCCAACCAGAAGAAGTTGTGGCCGCTTTGAACTTTGCGCTAGACAAGCAAGGAATCAACGCCTACGCAATTGTAACAAATACGAACACAATTAAAATCTATTCCAATACAAAAGGTGTCAGATCAAGTGTTACAATTACAGGGGGCACATTACAGCCTTATTTGCAATTTGACACACCGATATATGGGCTCTATTCCAGTACCGACGATATTTTGCAGCAACAGTGGACCATTACAAATCCAATCCCAGGAACAGTTAGGTTGACTCCCAATATGGCTGTTTATTGGTTCCCCATTTTTTACTTACGAGTAGGTGACTATGTGACTATTATCGGTAGCAATTTCCCTACAGGCCTCAGAGGTAGCTGGCCCATTACTAATATCGTGACCTCCTGGAATTCCACTTACTCCAATGTTGTTGGCTACGTCGATATTCAATGTAATTACGTGGTGACATAATGGCTACTATTACAGTCAATCAAACATACGCCAAAGACCTTACCTTCTGGCGCCCAAACGCTAAACGCCCCTATAACAACCCTATCTGGGCTTCTGCTACTCAAATAGACGGGAAAGCTTTAGTGTCTATTCCCGCTACCTCTATTGCAGTACAGCGGAGCAATGGATACGCTGCCTATTTGAGGTATCCTTTCTATTTTCAGCCTAGTGCTTATGAAGGGGTGACAACGAACCTACAACAAGGATATCCGACAAATGGGGTGCCAGCTACTAGGACCGCTGTTATCAATGCCGCGTCACATATAGTTATTACTTCTGGTGGTAACCCCTCTCCTGCCCCTGAAGGAATTGCTGTTGGAGACTACATATTAGTGAGCGACTCTTTCAATACTACCGGCCCTCAAACCAATATAGCTGCCCAGAACCCCCTTAGTAGCGGTACACCCTTTGTAGGGCCATTTGGCCAAGCTATACCAGGTAGAATTACCTATAGCAACATACAAAACCTGTGGCTAGTAGGAGGGAATTCTGGATTGGGTTCTGCTGTAGGATTTTCTCCCAAGAGCAGTATAGATTTTGTCCAGGTGACTAACACCAATGGCACATTTACTGCTACTTCGACTAATTATTCTTTGGGCGGTAATTTGTGGCCTACTTGTTGTGTATTACAATCAGACCCCTATCTAGATAATTTGTTTTACACAGGAGGGCTGACGGCCTTTAGTTCTTCGTCTGGCGTACTGGCTACTAAGATGTTTTCGCCTACAGGGGGGAGCCACACAACAGCAAACGCCCCAGAGAACATGTCGTTAGCGGCCTGCATTAATTTACCAAGTTGTAAAGCCGTATTGCTCAATGGGGGTATAAATAGTGGTTTTACCAGTTCCCAAAACTTAAGCTACATTTTCAATCCTTACAATGAGACTTGGTATATCACAGAATCTTTTTTGATTACTGCAAGACGTCAACACCAAATGGTATTGCTAAACTCTTATAAGGGGACCACGGCTCCTTTTGTTTTGGTCGTTGGGGGCAAAACAGGGGTAATTTCAAATGGTGGGCAAACTGGGCCGGATGTAAGGCCTTTAGGTACGCCTCTTAATCAGTGTGAAATACTAAACGTTACTAGTACAGGTGTGAACAATTTGCCTACATCTAACCCATATGTAGCAACGGGCAGTATGTCTCATGCCAGATATGCTTTTGGAATGACCCAGTTACCCGACGGTAGAGTTTTGGTTTGTGGCGGAATTGGCTACGATCCTGGGTACCCCCCTGTTTCCAATACAGTTAACGAAAATGCCTTTGAATTAAGCAGCTGTGAAATATTCGACCCCAATACAGGTTCATGGACTCCTATTCAGAGTATGCATGACCCACATAGTTATTGTGTTTGTGCTTACGTCGCCAATACCAATAAAGTGTATGTGTATGGAGGATATACCAGTACAGCTATTGAATACTTAGATTTAAGCACCATGCAATGGCATTACTCTACTTACTCTTTGGGGGCTGTTACAGCCCTTGGAAGCCCTGTAGCGATGAATGGTGGGTTTTTGGCATTAGTTGGAGGAGGGATTTACAGCAGTTCAGGGTTGGTCACACATACTCCTAGCTGGTGGAATTCAATTGTTACAAACGTGCCGGAATACGTTAAATACGATGCGTTAAACACAGAATGGGTAGTAACGCAATACAATACAGTGACAGACGCCGCCACCTTAACCTCTAACGCAATAGGCGATTACACCAACACCAGTGTCAGATGGTCTGATGCGGCATTAGGCGATAGACAGACAGCTACATTTACCTTGGCTAAGTCGGTGTTGAGTTCTGCTACAGACATCATAGGACCCTTCAGCTTCGATTTAGGACAGCCTTTTGCGGTTAGTCGTACTCAGCTCACCTTAAACCAACAAATCAACGCAGGAATGGCCTACAGCAGTTTAAAGGTGGTATCTGGGGCGTTTGATTTAACTCCTGGGTGGCTATTGTTTAATTACGGGTATGCTAACCAATGTGGACCTGTAAAGCTTTTGAATGTTACGGATGACCAGACTTTGCTAATTGACTCATCGTTCAAATTCCCTTACGATTTGGATGTAGGGGACGTGTTTAACGTATTGTATCAAAGGGCTGCTTGGTCTGGCCCCATTCAAGGCAGTTTTTGGAGTACTGCGTCTAATGCTGGGCGCGTTACTTGCATTGCGTTACTACAAGACATTTCTGCAGCCGGCATAGAACTAGACATCACTACACGTTACCCAAATGATCGTGGTTTGGGCGCAGAAGGATTCCCTACACTCAACAACTACAAGCTGTCTGATATTGTTGAGTGTTTTGAGGGTGACGATTTAGATGATGAATTAGCGGTAGACAGAGGGACTACGGATTAATTGGGCGGCGGAAACGATTAACGAACTCCCCTAATAAAGCCCTTATTGAGAACGGCTCCTAGCTCTTCTAAAATTGTCTTTTCTGCCATGTGTTATGTTCCTTGTAATAAAAGTCGCCAGCACCACGTTCTAGGATTTCTGGCACCCGTCATGAATTTTAGCTAGACCTTAATTCATGTCATTAAAGCCATCTTACTCCTTTTCAAAAATCTGTCAAGAACAATCTTAAGTAAGTGGCTATCTCGAATCTCATCACTTCTGCGCACTGCATCGCTTACATTAACACCGTCCCACTTGCACGTACATGTGGGTTAACCTGCAACATTGACTCCCCCAGAAAAGCCGTACACTGCGTAGATACCCTAGAACCTGTTGAGCTAATCACTACTTCCCTTTCCGCCTCAGGCACTCTCCAGATCTACCGTCTGCATTTAGATGGTGCTGCAGAAGCCGCTGGTATGATAGCAACCTGGACATCGGCTTTGAGGGAAAAGTATTGTTCTCTAATGGTTCTAGACAGGCTAACCGATTCCGTCATTATTGAAGTAGACAATTTTTGTGTAACAGGGCAGCAATGGTCTTTCCAACCTAAAGCGTATTTGATTGGCACCCTTAGTTGGACTGGGTTTGGTTATAGTAACGACGCATCAGATGCCCAATAGCAATCTTTTGTATATGTTACACACTCTAGGAGTTGTATAAATGGCTGTCGGCAGTGAACAAAATTGGCTCGGACAACAGAGATGTGACACGCCGCATCTAAGAATGGTTGAAGCTGGAGTT